CGCGAATTGTCCACATTCGTGGAGTAGCAAGTTTGATATCAGCAAAAGCATAGGGGCAAAGAAATGGGATTGTGATTTTCGCATAAGGTTTCACTGCGAAATAAGCGACATCATGGCGGAACTGTAGACATTCTTGATGTAATCCACTCCCATCATCATCCGCAGGTTGAGCCCATAGCACTACTGCTCCTGAGGACGACGCTGGAACTGCTAGATCTGTCCAAATATCTAGATCACACTGGAAACCCTGAAATCTCCCACTCAGATCCGCCCTCTGGATTGCGGGATGCGATCTGAATATATTCAAGGCTGTCCCAGCGTACAAACCTGTCATATTACTAGTACTTGTTGTGTAGTGAGCTAACATATATGGCCTCTCAAGAGCTGCCACTAGATCAGCTACATCGTCACGACCGTTGAATAAAGGTGGTGCTACGAGAGAACCCGGCACCAAGGAAGCATCCACTGCTGATACCACATTAACCTTCTGAACGCTATCCTCCGCATGGGGAGGATTACTATTTTCATTACTTGCGTTCATTTGATATTCTAAACAAAACTCAGACATATCCCTCTGAGCAAGGGGAAGAATTTCCGGGTCTTCTCCCGCATATGATTTGGAGATATCCACCATAATTTCTCCATCTCTTTCTAACCATTGCATATTATCCTCTAAGAAGCGCTGTTTGAGTTCATCATATGTCTTAAGCACCTTAGGAAAACTATCAGACAAACCTTGAAATGCCAAGGCCTGAATTAAAAGCCCTCTAACCTTCTCAAACCTCTCTCTACCCAAGAAGAAGCACTCCTCGTTGGCTGCGACCATAGCAGCTACAAAATGATCATTTTGCGACAAGCCCTTGCACAACCTCCATGACAATATTTTACATACAACTTTAGGCTCTATATACATAACATGTGCATCTAATTCTCTGTCATATCTCACGCTTCTCTTAAGAAAACTGAGCTCAGAAAATTTCCTAGGTCGTATAACTGCTGACTTGTCTGAGCTAGTCAGTTCCATACCCATCATCTTCATGTAGGGTACCAACTCTGACACTTTGAAGGCGCCTTTCTTCACCTTAATGACTATATCATCTCCATAAGTACCTATTCTCACGAGAGGTTTGAACCAATCTCCAGGGTGTATCAGAGTTGGTTTGGAATTAGCAAGATGCAATAAAGTTGCGTACCTCATACACAATGAATTGCATATACAATTCCATTCAACAGTAACTTGGGATCCCGAAGGATTTGCACCAGGTATAGTGACTAAAGTCTTCTTGATTTGCCGTATCAGGTATACCATACTCAACAAGGAATGCCTCACTATGGCGACTTCCTCGGAACTATATCCACATCTCTTTGCTAATTCTACCCATACCCTAAGTTGAGATCTAGCGACTTGAAGAGGACACCGGATATCAAAACCTTTATAATCCGCATCCCACAACTCATCATCTGGGTTATCAAATCTCTCTACATATTGTGCAACATCAGTCGGACTAAATGGATTGAATCCTACGAACATCTCAAAAGTATCTCTATTGGATCTCATCACAGTGGTCAAGGGCTGGAGATATTTCTTATAGACCAACTGGTGTGCGACGGGAAGTACAGAAAATAACCGAACCTTTCCCTCCGCTATCTTAGAACTAGATACCACCTCGTCCTTGAGACCCAGGGTGGAAATCGGAACAACTATAGAGGTCTTCATACGCTCCTCAATCGTGTGAAATAAGTCCAAGGTCTCTGTTTCTACGGCAACTTCCGCTGAGTCATCGAGTAAACGGAATAGATTGGCCTTTTTCATATTATGAGGTAAACCAGTTGAAGTTGACAAATTTAAGGAATGGATGTACGTCCCTCCTACACCTCTAATGGTCTCATAATCAGTAAGCGGTCTAGTAGAACAAACACCCATACATTGATC